CTCCTCGGTGGCACCGGCCGCACCCACGTCCTGCGCGCCGCCCGCGGGATCCGCCGCCTCGGAAAAGCCCGGCGACGGCGTGACCTCGATGGCGTCGAGATACCAGGAGGGCAGGATGTTGTCGGCGACCTCGAGGCCCTTGTCCTCGATCAGCCAGTCCCGCCAGCGTCGGAACATGTCCTTGATGACCTGGGCGTTGACCTCGGCGAACGCGACGCCCTCGGCTGGCTCTTCGGAGAAGGCGGCCTCGAGGCCCTTCACGGCCGGCGGCGTCGCGCCGAGGAAGCCGATGTGCTGGAGATACCAGGCGCCCGGCTTCGGATTGTTGGGGTCGGTCGGGCTGTAGAACTTCGGCGAGACGTAGCGGTAGCGGCCGGCCTCGACGCCCTCGGCGAACGCCGGCGCGACGCGCTCCAGCTCGGCGACCAGGACGCCGTTCTCCACGGCCAGACCCTTCGCCCAGCCCCAGGCGGGGTCGTTCGCCTTGGGGTGGCCAAGGACCATGGGCGCCGAGAAAAGCGACGGATCGTAGGCGGCGGCCATGCCGTCGATGTCGGCCTGGCTGAAGGTGAATTCCTGGCCGCTCTGGGCGCGGTGCGTGCCGGCCTTGAACAGTTGGATGCGCTCGAGCATTTGGACCTGGTGACTTTCGGGCTTCGGCGGAAGCGGCTAGACGGCCGCGTCTGGAAGCCTCACCTTGGTCGGCGTCGAAGCACCCGTCGCCGCCGACAATTGTCGGTCTGCGCGGCGGTCCTCGGATGGGCCAGGGTCTAGTGGCAGCTCTTGGAGCGCCGCCCCGGAGAACCCAGATGGCCCGCTAGCCCGTCATCAGATCCTGTAAGACAGAACGCCCGGCGGAACCCTGCCGGGCGTTTTCGTATGCCCCTTCAAACGCCGTCAAAGGCCCTCCGGCGGCCGCTGGCCGGAAACGCGGGGCATCGGGGCGTTCGCGGCTGAAGGCCGTTCCTGGGCCGGATTTTCGGGGGTCTTGATCCTGACGGCCGGCGAGCGCATATCTGCGGGGCGCTGCTGCTCCCGGCGACGTGGATCCATCGGCAGCGCCACAAGGCCCGGAGGTCGCCCCTCGCGGGCCTTTTCCATGGGGGGCAAATGAACGACGTCGCCGATCGCTATGTGCATCGACACGAGACCGCCCGATGGATGGCGAGCACCTTCTACACCTACGTTGAGCGATCGACGCTTCTTGGCGTGCTCTACGCTATCGCGCCGGTGAAGTTCGGGTCGGTCAGCTTCTACGCCCATTGGCAGGCCTGGGTGTTCATGATGGGCGCCTTCCTCTTGGGGTGGCCCTTCGCCACCTGGGTCTACTGGCAGTTCTTCAGGAGGTATCCCGCGGACAAGGGACCACTCAGGCAGGTGTCCTTTTTGCTGATCGGGGCCGTCGTATGCGGCGCTGTCGCTAGCACGAGCATCATGCTTGCCACGGCGGTCGGGGAGCTCCTCTCAAAGCTGGTGGACTAACCCCTCCGATAGACCAGCGTCCCGATCCGGTGACCCGACGAGGCGACCGTCTCCTGCGTCGCCAAGCGGTTCGTTTTGCCCGGCGGGTATGCCGTCGTCCCCATCCAAACCCCGCGGCTTGAGCCCTCGTGGAAGGTCACCACGAACCACTGACGGCCGGCCGAAGGCACATCGAACACCCCGATGTAGTTGCGGACCAGGACGGACGTTCCATCGGCTCGGCTCTGGAGTGAGTGCCAGATCTCGTCCGGATCCCGCAGGACCGCGCCGAAGATCTCCGCGAGCGGCGCCCGCGACGCCAGGCCGGTCTTCGGCCCGATCGAGACGCCGGCCGCGTCGTGCTGCTCGAACATGCGCTTGCTCATGACGATCGGCACCTGGGCCTTGTCCATGAACACCTCGCCCTCGCTTACGCCCAGGACGTCGGCCAGCGCCTCGAACACCGCCTGAGGATCGGCAGGGATGCCCGTGTCCACGTCCACATCCGGCGGCAGCGGTCGCGCCGCCGGCGGCGGGGGTAGCGAGCGCGGTAGACGCTGGCCGATCGCCGCCGGCCGCTGCGGTTCCGGGATCGAGGGTGGCGCCAGCGCCGCCATTCGAGCCTCGCCGACGTTGTAGGCAAAGCCGGGGTCGATGCCCTTCGGCACCTGCTCGACCTGGCCGGTGCGCTTGTTGAGCCAGCCGACTTGATCGAAGTCGCCTCGCGCCGCCAGCTCGTCCTCGCTTGTGATCCTGGCGGCGGTCCGCATCGAGACCACGTAGCACTTACAGCCCCAGCCGTTCGGGCAGTAGTGCGTCTTCCACCAGGAGTGGCCAATCGGGAGCGTCGTGCGGTCCCAGGCCAGATGCATGGGCCTCGGGTGCTCCTGCGGCGTGTGGCGGTACTGCAGGAACGGCCGGGTCGAGGCCGACCGCATGAACCGCTCCCATCGGCCGGCGGCGTGGGCCATGCGGATGTTGGTGTCGTAAATCTTGCGCAGCCGGTTGGGCGTGCCGAGCGTGACCAGCTCCTCGGCGCCGGTGACCGGATCGACCTGGCGCTTCTTGCCCCACCACCCCTTCGCCTGCAGCAACGGCTCCAGCTCGGCGACGTAGCGCTCCTTCGTCCAGCCGTCGCTCATCGCGCTGAGCAGCCCAGCATGAAGGTCCGTCAGGATGTCGGCGGTCGCGGCCTTCGCGGCCACGAAGGCGTTCACGTGCTCGGCCTGCCAGACGTCCTGCCAGGCGAACGAGAAGCGCCCTCCAATCGACTTCGCCTCGAGGTAGGCGACGGCCTCATCGGGCGCCCGCGGCTCGAACTTGAAGGTCTGCATCAGTCCGCGCGATCGGCGGCGGCCTGGGCGCGAGCCTCACGCCTGGACAGGGCTACGCCGCCCTGGCCGGCCAGCGCGCCCTGCAGCATGGCTCGAGCCAGGTCCTCGCGCAGGGCGTCGCCGGCGTCGCTGGTGAACAGCTCCACCAGGCGGGCCTCCGCCGCCTCCAAGCTGGGGCTGTCCTCGATCAGCTTGCGCACCTGGTCGACGAACGGCTGGACGATCGGCTCCCAATCCAGCTCCTCGAGAAACGGATCGATGGCGTCGCGGCCCGGGTCGGCCTGGGCGAAGGCGGGGCGGATCGGGACGACGTTGTCCGCGGTGGGCGCGCCGATCGGCGGCTTGGCGGGCTCCGGGGCCGGCTTGCGCCGCCAGCCGGGATAGAGGGTCGCGACCGTCTCGTCCTCTGGTTCGAAGCCAGCGTCCGCCATGGTCTTGGCCGTGTCGGCGTTCTTCTTCCGCAGCTCGGCGGTGCGTTCCTCGTCTTCCGGGCTGGGACGCCTCAGGATCGGGATCGCGGCGCCCGGGAAGTTCCACTCCGTGAGCCATCGGGCCGGCCCCTGCTGGAAGCTCTCGCACAGCTCCTCGACGTCGGCGTCGGTGACCTCCTCCTTCACGTCCTGGTGGACCTTGCCCTGGGCGAGCGAGGAGCCGTCGTCCGTCGTCATGGTCTGCCCGATGACGATCTTGGAGACCTCGGCGTTCATCTGCCGAAGGAACGTGGACTGATCCACGGTGCCGCGGGTCGCCTCGAGGAGGTTCATCACCATCCCCTCCGGCGTGATCACCGCGCCGTCCGTGCGGAGCGCCTGGGCCGCCTGCAGGAGCTTGGTCTGCTCTTCGGGAGGCGTGCCGGCCGGATAGGTCGCGTGGACGCTCGGACCGCCGAACTTCTCCAGCGCCCGCAGCCAGAAAGCCAGACCCTGCTTCTTGAAGTAGACCGGCCAGTAGAGCTGGTGCGCCAGGCCGAGGCCGTAGGGCTCATCGTCGTTGTCGGCGCCGGACGACACCACCCAGAACTTCCGGTCGGGCATCGGCTCGCCGGCATAGGTATTGGTGCGGGTGAGGAGCCGCAGCTCGCCGGCCGGGGTGAACTTGAACCGCCAGGGCGTCCGCACGCGGACCTGCTCGAGCCAGACCTTCCCGTCTCGAAGCCCGTACATGCACTCGCCGACGCTGTAGCCGTAGAAGAAGCCCCAGCTCATGCCCTTGGTCGCGCGGTCGAAGGCGATGTCGTCCAGGTTGGCCTGCAGGTGTTCGGCGGCGGCCCGGCTGATCGCATCGTCCCGGCCCGGCTCCACCACCAGCGGCCGCGCGACGATCGCAAGCCGGCGCTGCTGGAACGTGGCGTGGACCTGGCCGTCGCGGCGGATCTCCCGATAGGTCTCCCACCGCTCGCCAAGGCTGCGCAGGACGCTGTCATGGGTTCGGACGAGCGGGCCGAAGAAGTCGCGGGTGATGTCGCGGCCGTCCGCCGAGGCGGCGATCTCGCGCACCTCGGGGCCGGCGGGCTTGGCGGTGTCTTCGGCCATGGTCAGTACCCTGAGAGCTGGACTTCGGAGGAGACGACGCCGAAGCCCCGGTCCTCGATCTTGTGGTCGCCGGCGAGCCCGGTGGGCGCGGTGGACTGGAAGCCGATGGGATCGCCGATGCCTTGGCGGATCGCGAACCCGGCCATCACCAGGGCGACAGCCGCGTCGGCGTGGCGCTTGGCTTTACCGCCCGCGGCGGCCGAGGCGTCTTCGCCCTTAGCGGTGCTCCGGCTCTGCGGGATCGATGGAGCCCCGTTGATCACGCGCACCGCCCGGAGGTCGCCGGCTACGTCGGCGTCGCGCGGGATCGTGATGCGCCCGTCCTCGAACCGGCTCTTGATCGGCGGGCCATGCTCGCGCCACCAGGCCTCGTTCGTTCGCAGCGCCGTCACGCGGCTCTCGCCGAACTCCTGGACCAGGCGCTCGGCGAGATACTGGCCGTTGCCGTTCGCGTCGGCGGCCGTCTTCCACCGGCGCAAGCGCTTGAGCAGATACTTCGCCACGTACTCCTGCTCGCGGAACGGGACGTTGCGCATCTCGATGACGAACGGCGTGGACCAGGCCCGGTCCGGCTCCTCCTTGAGCGGCCAGATCACGGACAGGTCGGACGTGCGGGCGAAGTCGACACCCACCCCGAAGCACGCCCGAATGTCGAGGCGCTCGATCTCGAGCTGCAGCTCCCGTTGACACCAGTCGTCCACCTCGGCCTGGCGGATGTGGTCGGCCTTGAGGGCGAAGCCGTCGTCGAACGAGAGGCGGAGCACCTTGGGCTCGGGATCCTCGGCCCGTTCGACCTGGTCGAAGGCCAGCCAGGCGCCGCCGGACCTCGACGGGATCACGTCCAGCTCCTGGGCGGCGCCCGATCCGTACATCCCGCGGATGCGCGCCTCGAACGCGGCTTTGCCCTCTGGCGTCGGCGTCTCCCGCTTCACCAGGCAGATGCGCTCGTAGAGGCCGGCCTCCAGCGCTTCGGCGAAGGTGATCCGCAACACGCGGCCGAGGCGGTCGCCGCCGCGGATCTTCTGGATCTCCTGGTTGAAGGTGTTCTCCACGCCGTAGTGGGTCGAGATCACGGTGACGTCGCCGCCCCAGATCGTGAGCGCGATGGCCGCATCCAGCAGGGCGGCAAGGTCGGTGACGAACGCCGCCTCATCGATGATGACGTCGCCTTGCTTGCCGCGGAGGGATCGTGGAGCCGAGCTGAGCGCCTGGATCCGAAAGCCGGAGGCGAACTCGATCGAGAAGGCCTTGATGAACTTGGTGTCGCCGTGCTCGTCCGCGTCCTCGAACAGGAACTCGCTCGCGTCGCTGGCGGCCATCCCGTAGGCCTTGGCCCACATGCCGGCGGCGTCGATGAACTCCTTCGTCATGTCGAGCGCGTAGCCGATGTAGAGCTGGTTGCGGCCGCCGGAGGTGCGGGCGCGAGCCGCGCGCAGCGTGGCGGTCGCCGCCACCCCCCACGTGAGCCCGATCCGCCGGCTCTTCTCGACGAAGATCAGGCCCGGGATCTGCCGGGCCTGGTGGAACGCCTGCTGGTACGGAAGTAGCAGCCGGCCGCGCTCGAGCGGCCTCATCTCTTCCGGGAGATCGGTCCCGCTGTGAACCTCGAACGGCCCGCTGGGTTCGTCGGTCATGTATCGACCCCGAGGACGGCGCGTTCGATCTGTTTGACCTTCTCGTCGCTGAGGCCGGCGGCCTTGGCTTCCTTCGCCGCGGTGCTCGCCGCCTGCTTCCGCGCCTCGTCGCGGATCCTCGCCGCGCGATCGGCGTCCGTCTTCTGCGCCCCGGCCGCTGCCTGCACGGCGCGGGCGAAGAACATCAGGTTCTCCGGATCGAAGGTCTGCTCCTCCTCCATGTTGCCGAGCATGTCGAAGGCCAGGCTCTGGAAGGCCTGGAGCAGCACCTGCATGCCCTTGCCCTCGGCGAGCTGCGGGCCGACCTCGCGCGCGAAGGCGTCGGCGAAGGCCTGGCTGCGCTTCATCCGCTCACCAAGCGCGGCGAACTTCTGGGCGTGCCTGTGGACGGCGGAGCGGCTTGGCGCGATGGCCTTGCCGTCGTTGAACTCCAGCAGGGTCTCCAGCCGGCCCATGACGTCGTCCAGCGAGATCCGGCCGGCGTTGAATTCGACCAGCCACTCTTCAAGCGCCTTTCGAGCGCCCTCCGGAAGCCGCTCGACGGTCGAGCGTTTCGCCATGGCTCAGCCCCTCGGCGTGGGGCGTTGGACGCCCGGCACGACGGTGCGGCCGGCGGCCACGTCGCTACCGCGCTCGGTCAGCGTCGCCACCATCAGGTCGCCGTGCTCGATGACCGTCACCAGGCGCTGTTCGGCCAGCCACGCCAGTTCGGTTTTGACCTGGTCCCGGCTCGCGGTGAGCCCGAGCTCATCCACGGCCGAGTGCAGGATCGAGCTGTTCGCCCGGTATCCCGGCGCCACGTCCAGGACGCGCAGGATCGCGATGCGGGTGTGCTTGGCGAAGTGTTCCGCGTAGCTCACGCGAACTTCCCTTCCATGGCGTAGGCCTCGATCCGCTTGATGCCTTCGTTGGCGATGTCGACGCGGGCGAGCACCACCTTGACCTCACCCTCGACGCGCGCGAGATCCGCGCGGGTCGGCAGTTCATCGATGTCGTCCTCGACCGACTTGACCCGGCCGGTCAGCTCGGTGATCCGCGTGGCTTCCAGGTCGATGCGGTTGTCCATCGCGTCCACCACGCCGAGGCGTCCCTCGGCGACCTTAAGTCGCCGATCCAGGTCCGCCTGGCCGTCCTGGAGTGGCTTCACACCGGCGGTCACCTCCCGCTTCACCAGCAGGACCACCCATGCGACCAGGATGACTAGGAGCACCTGGGCTGCGACGATGATGACGGGCCAGGCCTCGAGGAACGCTTTCACGGGGTCACTTCCGGTAGGTTCGGGCCAGGCGCTCGAACGCCTCCTGGCAGGTTAGGCAGCGCTTGCAGCCGGGCAGCGCCTGACGCCGCTCGGCTTCGATGGGGTCTGCGCAGTCGTCGCAGAGGCCGAAGCCGCTGGGTGTGCTGAGGGCGGGAACGCCGGCGCGAGCGGCGCGCACCGCCAGGTCTCGCCGGAACTGCTCGAAGCGCTGGGCCTGGTCGATCTGGTCGGTCACCGGCCCCAACCTCCGCCGCCCCCAAGTCGGACCGCGCGGTACATGACCTCGCGCCGCCAGGCCGGAACCGGCGGCTCGACGACGGTCATGGCCTCCCGGAACACGGCGTCGGCTTCGGCGCGGGCATAGGAGCCTGCCGTCCAGTCGGCGCGGATCGGGCCGGTGATGTAGCGCCGCGGCTTCTCTCCCTCGCGCGCCCAGATCC